TTAACGCTACAGGTGGACGCGAATCAAGCGTTAGCCAGCCTAAAGAAAGTAGACGTTCAGACTAAGCAAACACAAGCGGCGTTTTCTGGGGTTGGAAAGAATACAAAGCAGTTCAATGCCGCTATTCAAAATAGCTCATATCAGATAGCTGACTTTGCTGTACAGGTTGGTGGTGGTGTTTCCGCGCTAAAGGCGTTTAGTCAGCAGGCTCCACAGTTGCTATCTGGATTTGGTTACATTGGGGCGGCGGCTGGTGCGGTTGTCGCAATCCTAGCGGCTGGCGCTAATAGCCTGTTCAACTTTGGTGATGCTGCGGAAGATGCGAATAAGGAGTTAGATAAATTTAAGTCTACCCTGTCGTCTCTTGGCGCGGCTAATCGAGGCCCACTAAGCGAGCTAACCAAAGCCTTAGAGGGCGCTAGTGGAGCAATGCTTGGGTTTATCCTTAACCTAAATAAGCTGGAGCAAGGCACTGTTGCGAAGGCTCTTGATGAGGCGCAGCAAAGCCTCAGCGATTACATTGTTGAGCTTACGCGCTACACCGATGCCGCCACCAATTCGGTGCTTGGCGTATCTGCTGGGATAAACAGACTAAAGGGTGACGCGGCGGCGTTAGAGGGTATATCTGAAAAGCTAAATGTTGACGCCAACGTAGCATCTGAAATCCTTGTTCTCATCAGAGAGTTTGAGGCTGGCACTACTAGCGCCGCAGAGTTTGCTGAATCGTTAAGTGATTTGGCGGTGGCGGGCAAAGTAGACGCAGAAGCGTTGGCGGCGCTGCAAAGCCTAGTTATAGCGGTAAGAGAATTAGAGTCTGCCGCAGACAGCCTTGTTCCCTCGCTTGAGAAGGTAGTGGTTACTGCCAAGAAGATTTCAAAAGAGGATATTGACGCGGCTACTGGCGGCTGGGTGGCTTACTCCGAGGCGTTAAAGGATAGCGTAGAGCCGACTAGGGTTTATTACCGAGAGCTTGAAAGGATAAGAGGCGCGCTGGAGCGAGGGAAGATTAGCGCAGAAGAAGCAGCCAAAGCGGTTAGCAATTTGCAGGATGAGTATTTAGAGGTAGTAAAAGTACCGGACCGCAAACTTAAACAGCCGCTAGAAGAAACCAAGACCCTTACTGAGGAAATTAGAGACGCTACTAGGGATTGGTCTAGCGCTCTGGCTGATGACATTGTTTCCGGTCTAGCAGAGGGCAAGTTGGCGTTTGAGGATTTTGCTAATTTTGTGCTGCAGCAGTTGGCAAAGATTGCCATTACTAAAGCTCTAGACCCATTGTTTGACAGTTTCACTAGCGCCATTGGGGGTGCGTCAGCGCCCGTAACTGCCGGATTAATCGCCACCCCCGTGAATGACCTACCCCTGTCTAGGGAGGCGTCTAGCGCCCAACAGATGATTGTGGGTGTACCCCGACTGTCTACCCCTTCAGTTAGCTCTAGCCCCGTCACTGTAAACGTAATGAATTACGGCTCTGACGATGTAGAGGTTAATGAGCGCAGGACTAGCAGGGGCATTGAGGTAGACGTATTAATCAAGAACGCGGTGAAGTCTGGTATAGCGGCGGGTGACTTTGACAAGGTAATGGCTACCAGCTTTGGCGCTAGGAGGCTTGCGTACTAATGGCTTACACCGGAGACATAGCAAACAGGCCAGGGACATTAGGTTGCTTCTCTAGCTGGGATGAACAGCAGAGCGACAACGTGATTAAGTCAACGGCTGAAGATGGGACGGTTAAGTTCCGTAGACGGTTCACGGGTAAGAACCGTAGGGCTTCTGCGACTGTCCGGATATCTTCTGAGTACTACGATGACTTTGTGTTCTGGTATGACATCAGCCAGCAGCAGGGGGCGATTCCTACCCGAATCATTACGCCTTACGGGGATGAAGAGGTTTGGCAGTTCATAGCCCCGCCTGTTTATAAGTGGATTGACGCCAATGTGGTTGAGATTTCCTGCAATCTATATCAGGGGTCTAACTGGTGAGCATTGACGTTCATGTAAACACTACGCACACAGATGTGGCGTTTCTGTTTCTGATGACCATATATGACGCTGGTTCTAATCAGACCTTCCGTGTGGTTAATAACCTTGAGGACGTTGTCTCAAATGGCTACACCTATACGGCTTTCCCCTTTGAGATAACGCTACCGCCTGATGACGGTGGCACACCCCAATCAATGAAGGTCAGTACCTTTAATGCGTCTAGGGATTTGATTGAGATACTGAGGGGGACGTTGGAGCCGCCCGAGGTCAAGGTGGAATTGATAACGTCAAACAACCCTAACGATATCCACAAGAGCATTGATTTCTTGCGGGTTGCTGGGCTTGAGTACAACGCTTTAAACGTTAGCTTTGATTTGGTTGCTACGTCAGCATTTGCAAGGCAGACGCAAAGGCACACTTATAACCAAGCCGAGTTCCCAGGGCTGTTCTATGCGCTGCAGTGATTACATTGGCATACCTTATCAGGAGCGCGGGCGCGGCTTTGATGGCGTCGATTGCTGGGGTCTTGTTTGCCTTATGTACCGTGATATGGATATCAATGTGCCTGATTATTTACATGAGTACATTACTAGCTCAGATATTGAATCTGTCGCTGGTGCGATTAACAAGAACAAAACCCACTGGCGCAAGGTAGAAGCGCCGGAGGTGGGTGACGTTCTGGTGTTTAACATTATGGGCTTCCCTTGCCATGTTGGTGTGTATGTCGGTCAGGGGGACTTTATCCATTCCTTTAGGGGAACGGCGGTGTGCGTTGAGAGGCTAAACAGCCTCAGTTGGACTAGACGGCTGTCAGAGGTATACAGATGGCAAAAATAATTGATGCACACTTTGCCGATGAAGCAAAGCCGTTCACGGTTGAGCCTGGCAAGACTATTGAGGAAATCGTAAGGGCTTGCGATATCCCCGAAGGCATCTGGCTAAATGTGGTCATCATCCTTAATGGCACTGAGGTTGTCAGGGATGAGTGGTCTAACGTATTCCCCGTAGAGTCTGACGTTCTATCTATCCACGTTGTGCCGTTAGGTGGTGGGGATGGCAAGTCTATCCTGAGATTGGTGGCGGTTGTCGCTATTGCGATTGCTGCGCCTGCGCTTGGTACAAAGCTGGCGGCATCATCGTTTGGTACGTCTATTGGCCTTTCCGCTGGTGTAGCTCAAGCGGGAATTACGATAATTGGCACACTGGCAGTTAGTGCCTTAATACCGCCCCCCACTATCCGGCCTAACGTCCCTGGCGGTTCTGCAACGTCTAACGCCTATTTCCTATCGGGTCAGTCTAATAGGGCTAGACCTTATGAGATTGTCCCCGTTACTTACGGTATGCACCGTTTGTTTGCCAATCTAGCATCTGCGCCGCATATCTTTAGCGCGGGTACAAGTTCAATATTTCAAGCCGTTTACGATTGGGGTCTTGGCTCATATGAGTTGAGCGATATAACGATTGGTGAAACCCCTTGGTGGATGTTTAAGAATCGCTCAATTAATAACTATTTCTTTGAGCCTAACCCTTACACGGCTTCAGCCACCAGCGCTTTTAGGCCGGTAGACCTTGAGATATATAACTTCCCCTTAAAGTCTGTAGACCTGTCTATTGGTTTAAATGAGTTGGGTGACGGTGGTGTATCAAGAACGGTAGACACTTGCCATACGGCGGTGGTCGAGCTTACTTATCCTTCTGGCCTTGCTTACTTCAATGACGTAGGCGAGACAGAGGGAAATAATGTCAAGTATCGTATTGGCTACAAACCAGCCGATGAAACTGATTTTGGCCCGATACCTGGAAACTCCAAAGGTTATGCCGGTGATGCTCATATCAGCTTCACAGGGATTAGTCCGGGTGGGCCAGATGACGCCCCTAATTACAACGCAGTAATCAGACCCGCAACGCGGACGTTTGAGCCAGGTCAGAGACTCAGGGTTTACGTAAGGTTCCCAAGCCCTGCATATCCTGGGGAGTCGTTTTCAAATACAGACGGCGACCCTGATAGACCTAAAGAGTCTTTTAAGTGGACTCATCTGAATACCCAGGCAAGTTATGTCTGTACGTCTACTTATGGCGCTACGGACTATCCCGAGCAGTGGAATCCTAACGAGTGGGCCTATCACCAGACGCCAACGCCGGAGTCTGGATATACGGTGCAGGATGAAACTGCTGCACACGCTGGGATAATGACCAAGCTAGAGCCAGTGCCTGGGACAACTGAATACGCATTTGACTTTATCGCCCCTAATGTTGAGGGGTCTTATAAGTTAGAAATGGACATTAACGAGTGGTGGACTGCCCCTTATGGTGAGGAAGGCGCGGAGCGATGCGCGGATGTTCCTACCTTAATCGAGTGGACTATAGGCGTATCAGTAAATGCGCCTGATGAAGCTCCCGCCGGACAGCAATACAGCACTTCAGTGCCTCGCACTTATGTAAAGCGTGAGTCCTACGGGGAAAGCATGACAGGCCCGTGGATTGAATACCCTAACCAAACCTACGTCATCTGGTTTGAGGGTTCTTCATACACTTACCCGCAAGCATCCCACAGCTATGTGAGAAGTAAGATTCTTGGCGCTTCCATGGCAGCATTTTCAGTAACGCCAGGGTTCAATGGTTATGAAACTAATGAATATTTGGCAGTCATTACTGATGGCGCGTATGACTTAATTGCGGAAGGAATACTAACTGTATTTGTTAATGCCCCTATTGACCCTGATATACCTGATGGCGGTGCGCAGCCCAAAAGAGATAGCCGCTGGATTAATATTAATGATGATTGGTTTAATGATGATAATTGGACGCCCCAGACCGATGAATTTGGGACACTGTTTTCTGTCTATGGCTCTAAGGCGACACCAGCGAAGATTTCTATTGTCATACCAATGCCCGAGGTCGGCGCTTATGACATCAAGATAGAAAGGGTTGATGACAGAAAGAACAGTGGCACGGTTACACCGCCGCCTTACGTTCCCAATCCTGACGGTGGTGTTATTGACCCAAGGACTCCCCGCAATGAATCTGAGCCAGACTCTAGGTTTGTTGATGCCTCTTCATGGACTCGTTTAGCCTCCAGGGGGCTTCCCAGTGACAGGGCGGTACTAGACCTTCAGCACAGGCACACGCTGTCAGAAATCGAATTTGAAGCCGCCCAGAGTATCCAAGGAAATGTTCAAGAGGTCAGCGCCATACTGCGCTCACGTTTAAGAACGTGGAAAGGCGGCAATTGGCGGGGTCTTGCCCTAACAGACCATGATGGCGTCGAGTGTCACGACAACCCCGCGTGGGTGGCCTTGGACGTTCTTACGGGCTACTGCATACAGAACAAACGAGCGCCACGGTTTTCTAATGACCATTGCGGTTGGTTGACCCCTGACCAGATAGACCTTCAGAGCTTCTATGACTTTTCGGTTCACTGTAGTCAGACGGTTACTTATCAAACCAGTTCGGGAACAGCGACCCGCAAGCGGTACACAATCAATATGGTGATGGCGTCAGACGCCCCCATTATTGAGACAGTTCAGAACATATTGGGCCAGTGTCGGGCGCAGTTAATTATCAACCAATCCGGCAAGCTGGCGGTGATGCTGGACGAGGCTAGGACTACGCCTCGCCAAATGTTTACTCCTTCTAACTCTTGGGACTTTACCGGCAGTCGGTCATTTACAGAAATCCCTCATTGTTTCAACGTGCAGTTTATGGCCCCCGAGCTGGGCTGGCAGACAGGCACGGTCAAAGTTTACAGACCTGGATATAACGCTGATGGGTCTGGTGGTAATCAGGTGGCTAGTGTCTTTGAGGACTTGGATACAATTGGCATCACTAACTCACACCAAGCACAGCTTTATGGCGCTTATATGCTCGCCCAAGCTGTAATCAGGAACGAGACATTTTCTCTATCGACTGACGTTGAGAATCTGGTTTGTCAGAGAGGTGACTTGGTAGAGGTTGCCCATGATGCCCCATTGATGGGTGGTCGTTCTGCCGTGATTACGGGCGAAGAGGGGGGCTGGTTACATATCTCAGAGTCTTTTGACGGTCTGACATCAAATACCAATACCTACACGTTGCGGACTAATGGCGGTGAAATTGTATATGGCTCAGTCACGGCAATTAATGGCAGTGAGATAAAGATAGATAATCAAAATCGCGCTGATGTTGGCGGTTTAATTGTGATTGGCCCGTCTAATCGGGTGACTGAGAAGTACTTGATTCAGTCTATTAGACCCAAGCCGGACTTAACCGCAGAGATTTCCTTGGTTAAGTATGATGAGCGGGTCTATCAGGTAGACCAAGGGCAGTTCCCCGTCTGGAATCCCAACTTTAACCAGAACATATCTACCGGTGGCATACACACCGCTTACAGCATTAACGGTTCTTCAAGCCTTGTTTACGATGACAGGCAACCGATTAACGAATCAACGATTACTTGGGCTGTATCGCCTGACAATGATTCTGTATCTGGTTTTTATATCGAAATGCAATCAACGGGCAACGCGAGGCGTGAGCTTGATTTTGTGGCGGGCGGTACGCGTTCTTATACCCATAGATATGATAGTCGGGATACGGGGTATGGGGCTAATGTGACCTACTTTGTGGTCCCTTATAGCCAGCTAGGGTATCGCGGCACAGAGGCCGCTATAACGCTCCCACGGCGCATTGATATTACCCCTCCTACAGTGTCAGGGTTTAGGGCTACGTTCACTGACAGCGGCAATACGCGCTTTACATGGGATGACGCAGTAGACCCAGATATTCAAGCGTATTCAATCTATTACAAGCCGTCGTTGACCAACCCAGGCGCGGGTGGTGAGAAGATAGGCCAGCCCGCATGGGATAAGACTGATTGGGTTATTGAGGGGACTAGGGAGGGTTTGTTTTGGATAGTCGCTACTGATACGTCTGGTAACAATTCCAACCCGTCTTTAGAGGGTTCTTTTGATATCGGCACTTACCCGACCCCTGGGCCTGTTCAGAATTTCCGGCTATGGATTGACCAAGGCTTAGGTGTGTTGCGGTGGGATTTACTAGATGACCCCACCATTACCCAATACCAACTGAGGTATCACGAAGATATCAATTTCACTAATGGTGACTTGGCTGCGGAATATGGTATTACCAGCGCCAACACCAATAGTTTTCCTAGTGAAAAGCTAGAGGGTTCATTCTTCATTAGGGCCAAGAACCGCTGGAATATTTACGGGCCTTGGACGCGGACTGATTCAGTCTTTGAGGGCTTGGGGATAACTAACGAGTCCCTGTCTCAAAGCCTTAGATTTATCGGCAGGTATCCGTTCTCCGATGTGACACTAAAGTGGTCGGTAACGGGTGACTCCAGCTTGGTTGACCGCTATCGGGTTTACTTCTACCCCACAGACCCTAGTGAGGCTATGACGTATGAAGAACCTGATGAGCTAGTGGCTGACCGCCCCCCTGTATTGATTTATGAGGGGCCAGATAAGACGGTTACAACAACTGTATCGACGACTGAGGATACAGGCAGGCAGTACGGTTATTTCGTTATACAGGTGATTTCGATATACGGAACGCCAGGGGTCAACGCCACCCTAGACTTTGCGGTGATTAAGGACGTTACCCCGCCAATGGCCCCTGAGAGATTCTTTGTCAATATCGTTGGCAACACTAACGCTGACCTGTCTTGGCTGGCTTCACAGTCGGTAGACGTTGACACCTATGACCTGAGATATACGCCGGAATATTCCTCGCCTAGATGGGAAGCGGCAGAGCATATCGCCACAGTGGGATTTAACGTCACTGGCTACCAGACCAACGCTAGGACGGGGACATATCTAATAAGGGCCACAGATACATCTGGGAATGTCTCAGATGTTGTTATGCAGCGCACTACGGTAGCTGAATTGCCCGATATGAACATTGTCGAGCGGGTAGAGGACGCGCCCGATTGGGAAGGCAAAAAGGTTTATTTCGTTAAGGACGGTAGCCGTCTGCTAATGCAGGACGCCCCCTATACGGGTGGTGATGACTTTGGCGCTGAACCCTATCGGGAGGCTACTTATTACTACCATGAACGAATCGATTTAGGCCGCGTTTATGAAACCCGGCTGACGGCAAAGCTACAGGCTTACGGTCAGTTGTCCGGTTCGGTCATGGCTGATTGGAATACGTTAGCCGAGATAGACCCGATATCAGGTGTAGAGGAATCCGCTGATTGGGATTGCTGGGTGGAGTACCGGACGGGTACGCAAGAGG